GCTGGAAGCACTCGCTGTGATTCGTGACCGTCGTCCCAAGTACGGCGGGCCACGGCATCACTTCCGGCGAACTGTTGGCATGATCAACGCTGCCTTCGCCGACGTGCTGAAGCGTCCGCTGACAGAGTCGGATTGGGCGATCTTCATGACGTTCGACAAGGTGGCACGGTTTCTCGGTCCAAACAAGACCGCAGACGGGCCGATTGACCTTGCTGGATACGCTGCATGCCTCGCAGAGTGCGAGTCGGCAGAGCCGGTCTAGAAAGCCGCCCAGCCGCCCTACTCTGGCGGCATGGTTGCCGACGCTCCACTTGCTGCCGCTGCGCCGTTCAATGACATCTCGCAGAAGGTGTCGGCGTTTCTCGTCACCGCCAAGGTTGCTGCGAAAGACGGGCTGACGCTCACGGAGTTCGGCTGTCTCGTCGCCGCTCTCGTGCGGCTGGCTGTCGAGACGCTAGACACAACGAAAACGCTGACGGGCGAGGAGAAGCGAGCCATCGTGCTTGAGGCTGTCGGCGTGCTTTTCGACTCGGTCGCCGTGCTGTGCGTGCCGGTCGCCATGTACCCGTTTTGGTACTTCGTCAGGCCAGCCGCTCGCGCACTCGTCATCGCTATCGCTGCCGGGACTATCGAGATTCTCCTGCCCCTACTGAGGAAGCCGTGATTACAGCACTGCTTGTTGCCGTCGCGGTCTATGCTCTCGCTGGGCAGCAGATCGCAGAGAAGTTCAAGGCGTTCATCGCCACGGCGAAGTGGCCGACGTTTGACGGCAAGCACGTTGCAGCGGTGGCGTTGCTCGTGGCTGCGGCGATTGCGTTCGCGCCGCAGCGGCAAGCACCGCAGCCATCCCCTGCCCCGGTGCCGCCGGATGCGTTCACGCTGCGTGGCAAGTTCATCGGCCCGACTGCCGCAGCTGATGCGGCGACGCTCTCCGCTCTGTGCGATGAGTTGGCGTCGTGCATTGAGTGGGACGGGCAGCACGACCAGCGGCTCAAGACGGGCGTGGCGTTTGACGAGTTGAGGATCGCAGCCCGTGAGATGCGATGCCGTGGCGAGTCGATTGGTGCCCGGCAGCCGCACGCCAAAGAAGCCATCCATAAGTTCTTAGACGACGCTGTGGGCTCATCTGGCGGTCCTGTGACGCCAGAGAGCCGAGCGGCGTGGGTGTCGGCGTTGCGTGACCTGTCGAGGGCTGCCGCTGATGTCACGCGCTAACCGCTGGTCTGTCGGTGCTGTCACGTTCGTCGTCGTGATGGCGATCCTTGGGGCGCTCGTGGAGCGTGCCACGCACCGCACGGCTGACGCCATTGACGCACGGTTCGGTTACACGCCTGATCCTGTCGGTACGCGACAGTTTCTTGACACGCTCGGCGACGAGAAGTTCTTCAGCCAGGCGGGTGCCGAGGCGATGAAGGAAGCCAAAGGCGTCGATACATTTCTGTATAGGCAGATGGACGCTGCACACCGAGCACGGTACGGAAAACCGTTTGTGGCATGGCGGCAATCAATCGGTGACTGCGTGAGCTTCGGCGCAGCCGGTGGGGTCTACTGCCAAGACTCTGTGTCATGGTCGCTTGGAAAACTTCCCGAGCCGCCATTGGTGCCGGCTACTGAAGCGTTGTATGGCGGTGCCCGCGTTGAGGCGATGCGAAAGCCGGGCGACGGTGCCCAAGCGTATGGCGGCTGGAGCGACGGTGCCACGGGATTTGGTGCGGCAAATTTCCTGCGTGAGTTTGGCGTCGTCTATCGACAGAAGTACCCAACAGCAGACCTGACCGAGTATTCCGGCGAGCGGGCAAAGCAGTGGGGAGCCTACGGATGCGGCGGGCAGAACGACAACGGCAGGATGGATGCCGAGGCAAAGAAGCATCCGCTGAAGCACGTCGTGGCCGTTCGCACTTGGTCGGAACTGGCTGCGGCTATCGAGTCTGGCTATCCCGTAACTCTCGCGTCTAGCCAAGGCTTTCAGTCTGTCCGCAATAAGGACGGCATCGCGGAAGCATCCGGCACATGGATGCACCAGCAAGTGGCGATAGCGATCCGCCACAAGAAGAACGGCTCGCCGGATGACCTTGTGCTGATTCTGAACTCGTGGGGACCGAATTGGATCTCAGGCCCGAAGGTTCCGGCAGACATGCCTGACGGCTCGTACTGGGCACGTCGCTCTGTCGTTGAGACTCGGATGCTTGATGACGCATGGGCAATTGGCGACACGGACGGGTTCAAGTACAGGGACATCCACCACGGCAACTGGCTCGCCCCTGCGCCGCCTGAGAAGCAGGCACGCACGGTATCGCCTGCTCGACTCATCGCAGACACGTTTCACCTCGCACAGTAGGAGTGCTTATGTCGTTGCTCTTGTGGCTCGCATTCGGTGCCGTCGCTGGCGGCATCGCCAAGTGGCTGATGCCGGGACGCTGTCCCGAGGGCTGGGTGCCCACCATCGGACTCGGCATCATCGGTTCGCTCGCGGGCGGCCTGCCGTTTGGCGACGCTCCTGCTGGTCTTATCGGAAGCGTGATCGGTGCCTGCGTCGTGATGTTCTTGTACTCGTTGTGGAGCGTGGACCGATGACCAAACGAGAGATTCAATCCGCCGTCGTCGTGGGCCTGGTCGCAGTGATGCTGACGTGGTGGGCAGCGACATCGGACTACAGCCCAGTGAAGCCCGAGCCGAGCCGCCCGGTGTTGCGACTGATTCAGCGGCTCGCCCGCCTTGGACTGTGGACGATGATGTTTGTCGAGCCGCCACCGGCAGAGCCGCAGCACTACGTCGTACACGCACGGGTAGACGAGCACGGGCACAGAGTGATCAACCACGGGCAAGGATGGTGAGACGCATGTGGCAATACATCCTGTCGGTGCTCGCCGCCCTGTCGGCTGATCCCGCCCAGATCGACCAAGAGGCTCCCAGAGCCTCGGCTGCCGTCTCGGCAGCGTATGCCGCAGCTGCACCGGAAAAGGCTCCTGAGCCCAAGCCAGAGCCTAAGCCGGGATGCTGCACCGACTGTGGCGGGCGAGGCTACATCGTCCACGGCGACGGGCACCGGACGGCTTGCCCGTGCCCCGCATCGTGCCGCTGTAAAAACCCGCCCGGCGCGTCGCTCACGCCTGCTGCACCTACTACGCCTGCGGGCAAGAGGTGACGGTGAGTGACGCGCCGGCTGGGATGCTGGCGCACCTGCGTGGCCGGCTCAGAGAAGAGGTCGGCCCGCGAGCCGTCAAGGCTGGGCGTGCGTTCGATGAGTTCGTGGACGCCGTCTGTCGCTGCTGGAACTGCGAGCACTGGACGAAGCTCGCTAGGGCGCAGCCAGAAAGCGAGATGGCAGCAGTGCGTGACGCCAAGGTCTTGATCGCCAAGGTGCGAGAAGACGTCGAAGCCATGTGGGGCGATTCGCCGGAACTCCAGAAACTCTACAGCGATGTCGGCACTGACGCCGTCGAGTCGTTCGCCCGGCTGTGGTTCGAGAGCATGGCGAACCGTACGTGGATGCGGCAGGCTTGCCGGGAAGCACGGAAAACTTGACACGTTGACGACACTCGCACGCATGGGCGAGGTCCAGCGGTCACTGCTGAGCGACGACGAACTGCCACCACCGAAGGGCAAGAAACGCCGCATGCCCGAAAGGCTCTCGCCGCAGCTGCGGAAGTGGCTGACGCAACTCGCTCGCGTCGGTGCCCGAATCACTTGGACGATCGAACTGCTCTACGACCCACGCAAGGGCGGGCAGGGCGAGTTGTGCGACAGAGCCAAGGCTGGCGATCACACGCTAGTCCTCGACACGGTGCGTGAGGTTGAGCACCGAGCCGCGACGCTGGCAGAGGACATTGAGGTGTTCATGACGCCGCCGGATCGCCTGCCGTCAGAGCCAGGGAGCAAGGCGAGAGTCGAGGCGATGGCGCTGCGACAGTTGGCGAAGATGCACTTGTTTGACGGCTAGGCGTCATCATTCCACCAGCCCAGGCGTCTCGCCTATCAACGTGCGGATGTGCTCTAGGTGCCGCCTCGTCTCCTCTGACGGCGAGCCGTGCTTGAGGATACCACGGCAATACTGGTCAACGTCCCACAGCACAGCCTTCGCCTCGCTGCCCTGGCGGGCGGCGTCGAACTC